GGTGGTGTTGAGGTCGATCTTTTTCTTCTTTTTCCCTCTTTGTGTGTTGTGGTGGTGTTATATGGGCCGGCGCCGGCCCCGCTGATGGGGTTGCCATCAGCGTCGAGGCCGTGCCGGTTGCGGCTGATCTTCTCGGTGGCCGACTTGGCTGCATAGCTGACGAGGTAGCCGATGCAAGCCGTGAAGATGGTGGTCGTGACATCGCTGGCGGTCTGCTGATCGCGGAAGGCCAGCACATAGGACGCCACGGCCGCGGCAGTTGCGACGAGGACGGCCCACGCCGCCAACTTCTTCGAGAACTCCCACGGCCTGCGTCGGGCCTTGGCCTCCCGCTTGCGCCGGTATCTTCCCATGGGTGTCACCTCCCTCAGTAGATCGCGTGGATGCCCTGCTCGGTGAGGAAGTCCTTCTGCTCGTGTTTGATCTTCTGCGCATACTGGAGGGCCGCCTCGGTCTCTCCGTTGGCGTGGCCGTTCTTCAGGGCGGTGGCCGTGGCCTCGCCGAGCGCGATGGCGGCCCCCACGCTGCGCACGAGCAGCACCTCGTTTCTCTCCCGGGCGGCGTCGCGCCGGTCGAGCTCTGCGTCCCTCTTGGAGAGCTGCCTCTGGATCATCCAGAAGCACAGGCCCGTGATGGCCGACGGGATCCCCATGAGGGCCACGAGCTGCCCGATGTCAAGCTGGATCATGCTGCACCTCCATCCTCGACCTCGACGACCTCCCAGCCCTGCGGGTAGGCTTCCGGGCTGTATGCGTTGGCCCCCTCCATGATGGAGCGGTAGACCTTGCCATCAGTCCAGATGCAGACCTCGCCCTTCTGGTAGCTGTCCTCGGCCATGGTCGGCTGAATGAAGGGCTTCGCCTTCTTCGGGTCGGTGGTGTGGTAGGGCACCCACTGTGCGGGGCTCTTGCCCGGCTCGATGTCCGGGTTGTTGTTGGTGTTGTGGGCTTGGCAGCAGCGCCAGCTCTGCCCGTCGTGGGTGCAGGCTTCGCCGACCTCGTGGCTGCCATCCCCCTTGGGGCCGGCCTTCGTCCACGCTGGCAGCAGATCCTCGCAGGCGATGATCTCGGTGCCGGTACGGTCGCCGGCCTCGGCCTCGCTCACGAAGGTCATGCGGGCGCTGCGCAGGGCGGCCTCGAGGCCGCTGTACTTGTCGCTCATGTGGTCAGCCCCCTTTCAATGGCGCCAGACAGATCCTCGAGCTCGTCCTCGAGCTTGGTGATCCGCTCCTTGTCCTCGGGAGAGGTGCCGCCCCCGCCGCCGGCGGCGGCCTGCTCCTTCTCGTGGATGGCTTTGATACTGTGTTCCATGAAGTAGACCATGCTGCTCCTCCTTTCTGGTCTTGGGGTGTTGGTTTATGCGAAGTTGCCGCCGACCGACTGGATGTAGCAGTCGCCCTCGGCCGAGCCGCGCAGGAGCTTGACCTTGATCTTCACGCCCCAGCTTGCGGCGGTCTTGGTCTGGTTGGTGAAAAAGTGCTTCTGGCTGGTCAGGGCCTTGGTGGTGATGTCCTCCCATGTGGGCTCGGCGTCGTTGCCGTTGTTGCAGATCCAGACCTGAAGGGTGCTGCCGGTCGGGAAGCTGCCCTGAATATTGACGAGGGCCTTGGTCGGCATATCGTCGGCCGCCATCGCCACGGTCTGCTCGAACTCGACCGAGTGCATGGCCTTGTCGAAGGAAAGGGTGCGCACGGTGCTCTCGTTCTTGGCGTCGGTGGCGGTGATGGTCAGGGTGTGGTCGCCGTTCAGCAGCTTGAGCCACTGGTCGGCCGTGATCTCGAGCTCGTTGGTGTCGCCGAGGGTAGCGGTGTAGGTGCGCAGCGTGGTGGTGTCCAGCTTCTCCACGACCGTGACCTGATGGCCGTCGGCGTCGGTGACGGTGTACTCATAGGAGGGCGGCGTGGTGGTGAAGCTGCCGAGGTCGGTGTCGCTGCCGCTGATGACGGGCGGCCGGTTGTTGGTGACGGTGCGCACGGCGCTGGTGGTGTAGGCGCTCTCGGCCCCGGCGGTGTCGTATGCCTTGACGCGGTACTGCACGCTCGTCCATCCGTAGGTGATGGAGTCCGTGTAGCTCCGGGAGCTGCCGCTGTAAATCTGCGCCCATGTGCCGTCGTCCACCTTGCGCTCCAGCTTGTAGCCGGCGAGGTTGCCGTCGGGATCGGTCGACTGTCCCCACGAGATGCTCAGGTTTTCGCCGCCGATGACCTCGCTCGGGACAGTGATGGTGCCGGGGGCCGTGGGCGGCTGGTTGTAGACGATTGTGTAGCAGCCGTCCGAGTCGGTGTTATCGGAGACCAAGAGATCGGATGACAGATTACAAGCGGGGCGCAGGCCGTCGTCGCCGCTGAAGGCGCTGTTCCAGCCCAGCGTGCCACCGCTCCCGACGCCGCGGGCGCCGCTGGCCGACCCGGCATAGGCGTCCCGCAGCCAGTAGTACCACGCCTGATTTGCCGACGGGTTGCTGCCGTAGTTGGAATTGGCGACGCAGGATGCCGTCACGGTAGCGATGCGGCTGGAGTTGTCGCTGAAGATCGCCAGCTTGCTGCCGCACACATGGTCGCCCGAGAGGTTGACCTCGGTGCAGGACAGGGGGAAAACCTTGTCCACGCAGGTCTCCGTCCCGCCGCCGTCCGTGGAGCTCTTACCGACGGTGATGGTGGTGGCGAGCAGGGCGGCCCGCTCGTTGGCCGTGAAGCCATTGAGGAAACCGGCGAGGGTCTGGTACTGGTTGACGCCGTCCCACACGTTGGCCGTGCTCGGAGGCGCATCTGCGCTATGCTGCGCGGTGTGCCACTGGCCCGCGGCGGCGTCACTGTTGAGCCACTGGCGCAGGTTGGAGTAGATGTAGCGGTTGTTGCCGTAGTTTCGGCGGTCGCTGTTGCCGTTGGCGCTCTCCTTCGCGTCGAAGCACAGCAGCTTGATGATCTGGTTGGTCACGAGGGTGACGCTGTTGGCAGGGTAGCCGGCGTGGTTTTTGTCGGCCTTGATCCAGATGATCGGCGCGCCGTAGAGGCTGCCGAACTTGATTTTTGCCTTGTTGGCAAGGCTTCCGAGGGTTTGAGGCATGAGTCTTGTCTCCTTTCGGTAGGTTTTAGCTCCGGGAAGTATGCGTAGAAATAGGCGTCCATGTTCTGCCGCAGGTGGTAGGTGTTGCCGTGCGAGATGTGGCCCGTCCAGCTTGCGTAGGATTGGCTCACGCTCTCGAGCGTCATCTTGCCCCTGTCCACGAGGCCGCGGAACTTGCGGATCTTCCGCTTCATGTTGTCGATGCTCTTGGCCCTCACCTTCCTGACCACCTTGCCGGTGCTCGTGAGGTAGGTATGGAAGCCGAGGAAGTCGATGCCATTCTTGAGCGGGAAGATCTGCGTCTTGCCGTTCAGGCGCAGGCCCAGCGGCTTGATGTACGCCTCGATCTTCTTGAGGATCTCCCGGAGCAGCAGCTTGTCGCTGCTGATGATGTAGAAGTCGTCCATGTAACGGCCATAGACGAGGCCGAGGCCATCCCGCAGCCAGTGGTCGAAGTCGTCCAGATAGAGCAGGGCGAGCAGTTGGCTCGACTGGTTGCCGATGGGGATCCCGGGGTCTGGCGTGCTGTCGATGACGATCCAGAGCAGCCACTCGACGAAGTCGATCAGCTCCTCGTCAGACAGGAAGGCCAGAGCCTTGCGGGCCTTCTCGAAGCAGACGGCGTGCAGCAGGGTGTAAAAGAACTTGGGAAAGTCACCTTTCAGCACCCAGCCCTCGGCGTAGTCCCACTCCTCCATCGGCCGGTATGGCAGGCCGGCGGCCCGCCGGGCCTCCTCGTCTGCTGCCTTCCGGCTGAAAAAGTAGTGGCGCATGGCGCCGGCCAGACGGTCGAGGCCGTCGTGGGTGCCTTTGCCGATCTGCCCCGCATAGTTGTCCCGGATGAAGCGCCGGGAGAATACTGGCTCGAGGACGTTGTCGCAGAGCGAGTGCTGGACGACTTTGCCCTCGAAGTCTATGGCAAGGACGAGCCGCTCCTTTGGCTCATACACCTTGAAGGGGTAGTAGGGCCCGAAGGTGTACTCGCGCCGCTGGAGGCGGTCAGAGAGGTCGGCCGTGCGCTCGATGGCCTCCATGCGGTAGCGCATGGCCGTGGGGTTGTCCCGCTTCCCGCAGCGGGTCTTGCGGTATGCTTTGTATAGCGAGTTGAAGCTGTTGACGATGTTCTCCATGTGAAAAAATCCCTGCCGTCGGCAGCTCCGGCCACGCTTTGCGTGCGCCGCCGGGAGCATCGGCAGTCCTGTGTTTACCCATGGCCGGGCCGGTCATACGGCGCCGGGTGCGGGAGGGATACGCCTTCCTTGGATGATGGTGCACAGTGTTCGCCGGCCGTCTCCGGCCGGTTAATAAGTCGGGCTATCCATCGAAGCGGGGCGCAGGCCGTTGTTGCCGTTGTAGGCGTTGTTCCTGTTCAGCGTGCCATCGTTCCTGACGTTGCGGGCGTTGTTGGCCGACCCGGCACGAAAAAACAAGGCGTACCCCACGGGCTGCCTATTGATGACGCGCCTGCGCGTCCATCTTGGCGGCCCTTTCTTTATCGGATTTGTACCATTTAGCGGTCTGGTTTTTGACGACGGCCGCCATCCGCGACCAGTGTGCAAAGGCGTCGTCGCCGAGCCCGCTGAGGATCTCGTGGGCGAGCTCGATGTGGTGGATCAGCTTCCGGCAGTTGCGCAGAGCTGAGCGTTGCGCCCGGTATCGCAGCTCCCGCTCCTGCGGGTCGGTCAGGAGCAGGTCGTTGGCTTCCATCAGGTCGGCGACGAGGTCGCTGGCCTCGTTCATCATCCGTTGCGCCAGCCCGAGCCGTTCCTTCTTGGGGAAGATGTTCGGGTTGCGCGTCTTGATGTAGGTGTGCTTCTCGAGCTCCTTGGCGTCGCTGATGACCTGCATCTCCGGGAGCTTTTCACGGCCGAAGGGCGGGCGGCCTACATTGGCCCGCTCGTATGGCCGCGAGTGTCCGTTGCTTGCCGTAGTACCTCACCTCCTCCCCTTTGGT